TATTCTTGCGGCAGGATTTGAATTTGAAGTTCAAGAAACGCCAGATCATCATCATGTAATTTTAGAAAACCCGGCAAATGTTTCATTATCAAATGTTTCGTTTCATATAAAAACAAATCAATATAACTATTTTTCTTATGAATGGAGATGGAGTCAAAATGAAAATAATGGCGGAGGTGAATTAAGTGAATGGCATCCTTTAAATAAAACAAATCTTGTTGGAGATATTCTTGGTTTAAACCCAGATCCAAATTTACCCCTTTGGTTAGAAATAAGATGTACGGTAGAAGATTTACAACCTCTTCATAAAATACATTTTCTAAAAGTAACATACACTTTAGAGTATTTAGATGGAACTATAGAAGAATGCCCCCAAATATGTATTAATTGTGACCCTTATGATGTTATAGGATGCGCCAACATTTTAGTAGACTGCGACTCTGAAAATCTTTATAATCCTTATGGTTTACAAAAACCAGCCCATCTTTATAAAAGTCTATCCAGTTTGGCAAATAGTGTTTATGGGCATAATGTTGTATATTATAGAGTAGAACCAAATGTTAGAAGTAAAGACGTTATTCTTAAAGAGTATTCTTTATATGACGTTATAGAAAAGGCTACAATAAAACTTATGGTACCCGATAACGAGTTCCCAACAGAAACAAATACTTTTGATATTTTCGGTATGGGTTTTGAAGATTTTGAAGTACATCTTTTAGGAGCAGAATTTAGAAAACATTTTGGAGAAGGTAAAAGTCCTAGAAGTAGAGACTATTTATATTTTCCATTTAATAATAGAATGTATGAAGTAAATGGAGTAAGTCTTGCAGATGAGTTTAATAGAGAGTTAACCTATTTTAAGCTTATGTTGAAAAAATATGAAAATAGAACATCAACAGAAAAGGGAGAGTTTGAAGAAGACCTTAAGAGTCTTGTTGTTGGAACAGAAGAATTATTCGGAGAAGAGGCAAAAGATGAATTTAAAAAAGTAACAAAACCTCAACAATATAAGGGAACACATCACGCCGCTCAGGACGGAGTAAGGCAATTTGTACATAAAGACCTTGAAATTAAAGATATTAATCTTATAAATAGATGGACTGTTATTTCTAGAAATTACTATGACCTTTCAACAATATTAAATGATGAGTTTCAGGCTCCAGCTGTAGTTTATGAACAAAATTCAAGACTTGGTATAGATGACAATTTAGCAATAACTTATTGGTTTAGACCACATTCAAATTGGAATGCAAACAATCCTCAAACATTTGATATTGTAGATGGAACAGATACTTTAGGAAACGGACTAATAGTTACAATGAACCCGTCGACAGTTGATGTTAAAATAAATGATGAGTCATATCAATTTTTGCATGGAATAATTTTATCAAATCTCTATTGGTACGGCGTTGTTATTAATTGTAGTAATACTTATGGAGAAGTTACATGTTCAATTTACAAATTAGATAATCAAAATAACTACACAGATCCGGGAGGAGTAAACGATCTTCCTCAACTCTATCACAGTAATTTAGACCTATTGAAAAAGCTTGTATGGGAGTCAGAAGTAAATTGGAGTCTTAGAGGAGGTTTACTAGACTTAACAAATTTAAGACTTTTATCAAAAACAGTAGAAGAAGAACAGCATATTGCAGTTTTACACCAATACGTTCTTAGAGATAGTCAATTATCATTAATCACAGATAACGCAATACCGTCTCTGCAGTTACAGGCGTATAAATCTAATAGATAAAATAGAAATATATAATCTAAATTATTAAGAATGTCAGAAAAGAAAAAGACAATTTCAGAACAGGCCGAAGATATTAAAAAAGACTTAGAAAATCTTTTAGGCCCTGATGAAAGTATAAATGTTGAACAGGACCCGAGTGATTTACCAATTCCTAAATTTCACAACGCTTCTCCTGCTGTAAATTATGGTGAGATGAAGTCTACATCTGAAAAACAGGCTAAAAAGACAATTAACTCACTTATGAAATTTTATCTTGATGTGGATATTATTGAAAAAGATGAATATATTCAGGCTAAAAAGAAGATGGATGAAATGACAATGAGTTCTCTTGTATATCAACTTAAAGCGGGTGAAAGAGCTCTTACAACACTATTAGAGACTATAGAAGGAGGAGAATTGGCACCAAGAATGTTTGAAGTACTTGCAACATTACAAAAATCAATGCTTGATATTATTAAAAGTCAAACAATGTATCTTATGGCTACTGAAGAAAGTACAAAGAGAATTGCAAGAGATATTGAACTCTATAAAAAAAGAGATAGAGATGATGAATTAGAGCAGATTGGAGGAAGAGAAAATGGAAATATTCAAAGAGGCACAAAAGACCTTATGAATCAAATTCAGGCCGGAATTCATCAGGCTGACATAGAAGACGTAGAACCAGAAAATGAGTGATAATTATTGGATACCGAAAGAAACTGAACAGTCAACAACCGACCGACTGGTATGGTCTACTAAAAAAATAGAAGACCTTGAGGTTGCACTTGACCAGGGATATAAACCTGGAGTTAAGATGCCTTTTTATGAAGGTAAACAATTTCTTAAGAGAGGTAATATAGTTTTTGAATATACTGATGAAGAAATTCAAGAACTTGCAAGATGCGCTGCCGATATTGTCTATTTTGCAGAAAAATACGCAGTAGTTCTTACGGATGAGGGAATTCAACAGGTAAAATTGAGAGACTATCAAATAGATATGTTAAGAAATTTCCAAGAAAATAGATTTAATATATGTCTTGCGTCTCGTCAAATAGGTAAAACGGTTATGGCCAGTATTTTTAATGCATGGTTCTTAACATTCAATACCGATAAAAACACACTTCTATTAGCCAATAAATCAGACACCACGAAAGAAATTATTGATAAAGCAAAAGTTGTTGTAGAAAACCTACCATTTTTCATGAAACCCGGAATTACAAAATATGATGTAATGAATGTCAAATGTGATAATGGTTGTAGACTTGTAGGACAGAGTACAACAGCCAAGGCAGGTATTGGTTTTACTATTCACCTCCTGTTTTTGGATGAGTTTGCCCATATTCACCCTTCTATTGTCGATACTTTTTATGAAAATGTATATCCAACACTTTCTGCATCTAAAGTTTCACGGATAATTATTACAAGTACCCCAAATGGCTTTAACAAATTTTATAAGATTTATAGTGCTGCTGAGCGTGGAGATAATGAATACACTCCAATAAGAATAGATTGGTGGCAACACCCAGACAGAGACGACGAATGGTATAAAAGAGAATTGGCAAACCTCGGAAGTATAGAGGCTTTTAATAGACAATATGGAAATGAGTTTGTAAGTTCATCAAACCTACTTATAGAACCAGGAGCGATGAAGAAAATGCGTAAAAAGATGAAAGAATATGTTCATCATGATTTTGACCAATTTACCGATGTTAATATAGAAACAAAAGGGTTTTTAGGCTGGCATCCTGGATTTGATATTGATACCCTAAAAGATGGAGATAAACATTGGCTGTTAAGCGTAGATATTGCAGAAGGAAATGGTGGCGACTATTCTATAATTAATATATTTAGAGTCGATCCAATGACTAAAAAAGAAATAGAAATGGTAAATACTCCAGGGGCACTTTATGACTTTTTTAAACTTGAACAGGTTGGTACATTTAGAAGTAATGAACATGTAATAGAAGAATTTGCAAAATGTCTCTATTTAATAGGATGTGAATTGCTAGACCCTGAAAATGTTAAAATGGTAATTGAATATAACACGTATGGTGCGGTACTCCTAAATTATTTACAAACAGTTTTTCCAAGAACAAATGATTTTGACCTTGAAATGGTTTTAAGATTTAAACACCGACATGACAGTAGAGGACTTAAACATGGCATAAAAGTTAAAAATGATAATAAGCCAATATTTTGTCAAAATTTTAAATCTTTACATGAAAATAATAGAATTAATGTAAACAATTTTGAAACTGTAACAGAAATAAGTCTTTTTGGCACCTTACCCAATGGAAACTATGGAGCACAAATGGGTAACGATGATTTAGCGATGTCTAGCATTATTTCTACTGAATACTTTAACACAACGGCCTATGCAGATACCGTAGAAGAATTATTAGACGTTATCGATCCAGATTTACATGATTTTATGGAATTAACCCTGTATAAAGATAATGGAGACCAAGGAGATTTACAGTACGATATCTATGACCTTTTATAATTTATCAAATTCCATTTTAGAGGTAGATATATACATTAACAAACTTAAAAAAAATAATATAAAATTATGGCACTAAGTCCTCATTTATTACAATTTAAGAGTTCTGGCGTTTATCGTTTAGAATTCGACAAGTCTCAGATATCAACAATATCTGCAGAGACTATTAGATTAGTTGTAGGTCACTCTAGAAAAGGACCTTACAATTCACCAGTTTATATTGAAGACACAGAAACTTTTGATACAGTTTTTGGAGGAATTGATTCTAAACTAGAAAAAAAGGGAATGTTTTTTCACAGATCTTGTATTGAAGCACTTAAAAGAGGTCCTATTCTTGCACTAAACTTAGCACAGTTTGCAACAACTGATACTGCAAAATATGCCGCTGTATCTACAGCAGGTTCAGATGCATCAGCAGTTTCAACTGAAGCAAGTGATGAATACGAAAAGTTCCACGACAATGACAAGTTTATGTTTCCGCATGACGCCGCTGTTTTAGAAACAATTGGAGCAACTGGAAACACATGTATTAATCTTGTAAATATTGGAAAAGGAGATATTTCAGTTATTGTAAGACAGGCACAAGACGTTAAGGCTTTTGAAATTACATGTAGAGAATGGTACGGTCAAGGTAACTGTCCTGAAGGAATTGATGAGTTTTCATACATTTCAGACTATATGGTTGATGTATTTGTATTTAAAGGTAAATTTGATGCAGCTGCATTAGATAACGATCCTCTATTTGGAGACCACTTTAATGCAGATGGTCTTGAAAAAGACGAATTAACAGCATTTATCGGACACAGACAAGTAGACCTTATAGCACAATACACTGGTTCTATTTTACCAGGTTTCAAAGATTTAGAAGGTAATGGTCTTTACATTGAACAAGCAATTAACTCAGAAACAAGCAAGACAGGTTTATTTTGCGCTGTTGACGAAGAAGAAGTAGAAGAGTACGCATCAGGAAGTTGTGACTTAATAGGTAATACCTATGATGGAAGTGAATCTTATGACTTACTTTCCTATAGATTAGATGCTGGAGAAAGAGAAATAGACCTAACAGATTATACTACTGGAACAATTAGTGGAGCAGAAGTTACCCTATCCTATTCTGGAGCAGGTACTACATCAGCTCCTGTAGCTGTTGGAGATTATCTTCCTGGAGCAGATGGAAAACTTGCAAGAGTAACTAAAGTTTCTAAAAACGGAGCAGACTATTTAGTATCTTGTTCAAGAGCAATCTTATTAACATTTGATTCAGCAACTGATAAAGCAACTAAATCATTTGAAAATGCAGCAACTGAATATTACATGTTTAATTTAGATGCAGCAACCGTTGGAGATAAAACTATCGCAGGTTGTTTAGCACAACTTTCAAACAGTGGAGTTACAAAAGCACTAGTTGATAGAGATGTTATCGATTTTAGATATATTGTTGATACTTTCGGTTCATTTGAAAATGGTCTTTTAAATAAAGAAGAAATTACTTTAGTTGCATGTAAAAGACAAAATGTTTCTTGTATCTTAAATGCACCAACAATTGCAGAATTTAAGAAGTCAACAGACCCATCATTTATCGACACAGCATCAGGTAAATTTGAAACAAGACACGTTGCAACTGGAGGAGACCTTTCTCAAAACCCACAAGCAACTTATAGTTTACCATCTATTAATAATGGTTCAAACTTTGGTTTCTATTATGGACCTGGTTTAAATGTAAGAGAAAATGGAAAAATTAAAGTTATTCCACCAGCCGCTTATGTTTCTAATAACTATATTGATAAATACAACAATGCCCTTCCATGGTCAATCGTTGCTGGTCCTCGTAGAGGAATTATTTCAGGAACAGGCGTAGTAGGAGCTGAGTATTCTTTCGATAAAGATGATAGAGATAACCTAGAACCATTTGGAATTAACCCAATCGTATTTGAAAGAGGAGTAGGTTTAGCAATTAAAGGTAATAAAACTGCCCAACAAAACGTGAAATCAGCATTAAGTTCTGCACACGTTAGAGAAGTTTTAATTTATATTGAAAATGCTATAGCAGATATCCTTAAAAGTTACGTATTTGAATTTAATACTGCACAAACAAGACTTGAAATTAAAACCCTAGCCGATTCATTTATGGAAGGAGTTTTAGCAGACCAAGGTGTTTACGCATACAAAAACGTAATGGATTCAACAAATAACACAAACGAAGTTATTGATAATAATATGGGTATCCTTGATACTTATGTTGAACCAGTAAAAGGTTTAGAAATAATTGTTCATAGAACAACTATTCTTAACACTGGAGAAATCGCTTCTGGAGGTTATTAATAAATAATATTAAACTAATGAGGATGTCTTAGGCATCCTCTACAGTTTTTAAACTTTAAAGAGATATATAAATAAATTAAAAAAATAAAAAGATAAAAATGGCATTACCACATTATTCACAAGATCAGACTAGTAAGAAAGGTAAGAATTTCGAGCCAGTATTAAATAATATGTTTGAAGTGACTATTCTTCCACCAGACGGTGTTGAAGGATCAGGTATGTTAACTCAACATGTAAATACTATTGGTGGTTTAGAACTTCACAAAGAACTACCTGAAATTGTTCAAAAGTATAAATGGTCAGAAAGAAAATACTCAGGAACTCCTGAGGCTTCTACATTAGAAGTTACTATTCAGTTCTCATTAAACCTTAACGATGCAAATCAAATGTATCTTTATAAAACATTGAGACAGTGGTATAGACTTCAATATAATCCAGAAACAGGAGAACATGGTCTTAAAAAAGACTATGTAGGACAATTAGTTATTGTTCAGTTTAACAGAGCTGGAGATATTTTTAGAAAAATAACTTTAAAAGACTGTTTCCCAAAATCAGCATTAAACCCATTATCAGATATGGACTACGCTGGAAATGAAGCAACTACTATTGATGTTGTTTGGGTCGCTAATACTTGGGCAGAAGAGCTTACTTAAAATTAAAAGATTAGAATTAGAGAAGACTAAAAGTGTCTTCTCTTTTTTTACTCCGAAAATATATTATAATATTCTAATATTATGTCAGATTCAAATAAAAATTATATGGTAGATAAATTGATTAAGAAGATTCAAGTCCTTCTGACTGAACCTGAGTTTGAAGATTTAAACCATATCATATTGAGTAAAGCTCTTAAAGATAAACAAAGACCAAAATCAGTTAGTGCCTTTGTTAGAGAACTTATTCAAACTGAAATTAATAAACAAAATAGTGAAACAAAATAAGAAAGTTTAATATAACATAAAAATATTTTTACAATGAGCGAAGAAAATAAAAGTACAAACGAAGAATTTGATAAATTCTTAAATAAAAAAGAACAAGAAGGCGGAGCTTTTGATAATGAAAATGAATCAACCGCTGCAGAGGAAGTAGAAAAAACAGAAAAAAAGCCTAAAAACTTAGGTACTGTAAATATGACCAAATACGGTCAAGAGCAGGGAGATAAATCTGATTTTGTTTTAGGTTATCATAAAATTAATATGAATGACCTTTTTTCTAAGGGTAGATTTTACCCAGCAGATGCTACAATTTCTATTAGATCTGCAAAGGTTGCTGAAATTAGACATTTTTCCACGATGATGGAAGAGAACATCTTAGATATTGAAGATAAATTAAACAACATCGTAAAAGCATGTTGCAGATTTGAAAGTAAAACTAAAAAATTGTCTTATAAAGACCTTTTAGAAGAAGATAGAATCAATATTCTTTTACAAATTAGAGACCTTACTTTTCCAGAGCCAGAAAATAAACTTTTATTAAAAGCTGAAAATAGCTATGGCGTATCTAAAGACGTTGAATTAGCTACAAAAAACTTTTCAACATCAGAAATTCCAGAAGAAATAGAAAAATACTATGACGAAGGTTTAAGATGTTTTAATATTAAAACAAGGTCTTCTGGTGAGATTCAAATGAGACCCCCATCAATTGGAGTAATGGAAGAGGTTACAAAATATATTAGAGAACAACAAGAACAGAAAAAGAGATGGGACCAGGCATTTGTTCAGATCCTTCCTTATATTCAACTTGATTGGAGAGGTTTTAACACTAAAGAAATCTTTAATAGAGAAGTAGCATTCCAAGGATGGAATGAAAAGAAATATATGATAGTCTATAGGCTAGCTGAAAAAATGAAAATAGGAGCACAACCTGAAATGGAAGTGGACGTCGACGGAGAGACTGTAAAGCTCCCTCTCGAATTCCCAGGTGGAATCAAAAGTCTTTTCATTATTTCAGATCTCGCTGGAGAACTTCTTTAAGACTAAATTCTATCTGGGACATCACCTACGTCTCCAGCCCTCTGAAATCGATAACCTCGATTATTATGAGTATACGTATTATGTGCAAAACTTGATGGAGTACCTCAAGCAAAAACAAAAGCAAGAAGAGGGACAACAACAGGCGCAAGATGATAAAATGGCCGAATATAAGAGTCAAATGCCTAATGTGAATTCTTATAAAAACCCTAAAATGCCTAAAATACCTAGTGGAGGAATGAAAATGCCTAAAATTTAGGAATATATAAAAAAAATACTCTAATGTAATTTGAGCGCATTTAATTCACCATTTGAAAAACTTAGTTATGAGGCCCAGGACACAATGGCCAAGTCTTTGACTCCAGGTGGGGATGTTCATGACCTGTTACTCGATATATTTTTACAAATAAGAGAAAGTAATAAAAGGGCAGAAAAAGCACCTTCAGGAGGGTCTATATTTAGTGGAATTACTATTAAAGAGGCTATAGCACTTAGACTACTTGGAGAAAAAGGTCTTAGTGCAATTGCAGATGGACTTGGTAAAATAGCAGACGTTATTGATGGAATGTCAACAAGTGGTAAAGATGCTAAAGAAAAAATGGAAGCACTTGCCGAAGGTATTGCTGCTTTTCAAGGGCTAGGAAAGGCCATTTTCCAA